TGCTCCTACTGAGTACTCTTATTTACCTGAACGTGGGGAAGTAAGCGCACGTCAACTAGATTACATGATGGTAGATGTTATTCCTGTCAGTGATCCAAACTCTTCTACGATGGCACAGCGTGTTGTTCAGTATCAGGCAGTGTTACAGATGGCACAACAAGCGCCTCAAATATACAACCTACCTGTCTTACATAGAGAGATGATGGAGGTTCTGGGTATTAAGAACGCAGATAAGATCGTGCCTACTAAGGAGGACGCGAAACCAACTGATCCTGTTAGTGAAAACATGGATGCCTTGGTTGGTAAGCCGATGCGGGCGTTTATCTATCAGGACCATCAAGCGCATATCGCCGCGCACATGTCGTTCTTACAAGATCCTATGATTGCACAGATGATTGGGCAAAACCCGCAAGCTAAACAGATTCTTGCTTCTCTACAGGCGCACATTGCCGAACACCTTGGGTTTCAATATCGTTCTCAGATTGAGGAGAAGCTGGGTGCTCCGCTACCTTCACCAAATGAAGAGCTACCAGAGGATATTGAGGTACAACTTTCTCGTCTTGTGGCTGATGCAGGTAGGCAGCTTACACAGACACATCAACAACAGGCCGCTCAGAAGAAGGCACAAGAACAAGCAAAAGACCCTGTGTTACAAATGCAACAGGCGGAACTTCAAATTAAAGCACAAGAAGTTGAGCGTAAGAAAACTAAGGATCAGGCGGATGCTGTTCTTAGAGCCGAGCAGCTTAAACTGCAGCAAGCCAAAGCCGCAACTGATGCAATGATTAAAGCAGAAGAGCTTAATGTAGATAAAACGGAACTCGCCATTGACGCCGAAGTAAAAGGTGTAGAGATGGACCGAGCACGCCGCGAAGCGCAGGTTAAGACTGCTGTGGAGATGGCAAAAATAACTCAAGCAAATAAAGGAGCTAAAGAATAACTTATGGCAACTACCGTCTTTGACGTGCTTATTAAAAATATCGACGAGGAAATCTCGTCTGCACAAACCTTTGTATGTGGTGGATCTCCAAAAGAGTATGCTGATTACAGGGAAGTTGTGGGCTTAATTCGGGGTCTTGAAGCCTGCAAACGTTATGTAGAAGACCTCTCGCGTAACTATATGGAAAATGATAATGACTGAAGCAGCAATTAAAATAAATGAGGAGCAGGAGTTTGAGGCACAACTACCAACCCCTGCAGGATATAAAATACTGATCGCCCTACCTAAAGCCTCAGAGACTTATGAAGGATCAAGTATTCTTAAATCTGACAAGGAAAAAGATTTAGATCATATAATGTCTATTATTGGACTTGTTATGGATGTGGGTCCACAGGCTTATGCCGATACAGATAGATTTCCAAACGGGCCGTGGTGTAAACAAGGGGATTACGTAATGTTTCGTATGAACTCAGGCACTAGGTTTAAATTAGGTGGTATGGAGTACCGTCTAATGAACGATGATAACATCGAGGCAGTTGTGGCTGATCCTCGTGGTATTACACGTGCGTAGGAGGGAATCTAATGGCATTTCAAAAAGTAGAGTTCGAGTTTCCTGACACAGACGATGACAAAATTGATGTCGAGCCTTCTAGTGCAGAAAGTATAAATACCTCCCCGCGTAAACCTAGTACTAACGAGGTTGAGGTTAATATTGACGACGAAGAACCCAAAAAATCTGTAGAGCCAGAAAAGGCTAAAGCCCCGATTAAGGAAGACGATGATGTTGAAGTTGAGGTTGTAGATGATACACCCAAAGCAGATCGTGGTCGAAAACCTATGAAAGAGCCACCCGCAGATGTTACTGATGACGAACTTGCAGAATATTCTGAACGTGCTCAAAATAGGATTAAACATTTTTCTAAAGGGTATCACGAAGAACGTCGCAGGAAAGAAGAGGCGGAACGTAGAAGTGTGGAACTTGAACGTGCTACACAACAGTTGCTTGAAGAGAATAAAAAACTGAAGGAGTCTACTAATAAGAGTCAGACGGCACTTATATCTCAAGCTAAGAAAAACGCCGAAACTCAATTAGCTGCCGCAAAAACAGCGTATAAAACAGCATACGACGCTGGTGATGCTGACGCGGTAGTAGACGCACAAGATAAGTTATCAGATGCTAAGATTAAACTCGACAAATTAAATAATCTTAAAGTACCAGCTTTACAGGAGGAAGAAACACCTGTAGAGTTGTCACCAGAAGTATCTAAACCCGCCCCGGCTCCACAAGTCGATAAGCGAACCTTGGAATGGAAAGATAACAATTCTTGGTTTGGTGTGGATGATGAAATGACGAGCTTTGCGCTGGGGTTGCATAACAAGCTCGAAAAAGAGGGCGTTAGTCCTCAAACAGAAGAATACTACGAGCGAATCGACACTCGTATGCGTCAAGTGTTCCCCGAAAATTTTGAGGGCACTGAAGAAGTCGAGGTAGCCCCGGAGCCGAAGCGACAAGCACAGGTTGTGGCACCAGCAACGCGCAGCACTGCGCCGAAGAAGGTGACATTAACTAAGACACAAGTGCAGATCGCCAAGAGGCTTGGACTGACCCCGCAACAATACGCCAAACAGGTTGCAATAGACATGAGGAAACAAAATGGCTGAAAACAGAATTGACCGTGAATTACAAACCCGCGAGAAAACTGCTCGTAAGAAGTCTTGGCAGCGTCCGGAAACTCTTCCATCGCCAACACCTGAAGACGGGTATTCTTACCGTTGGATTCGCGTAAGCACACAAGGCAATACTGATGCCACAAATGTCTCTTCAAAACTGCGTGAAGGTTGGGAGCCTGTAAAGGCAGCGGATCACCCAGAAATTACGATAGTTACTATAGAGAATGAAAGATTTTCTGATAACGTAGTAATTGGTGGTTTAATGCTTTGCAAAGCTCCAACAGAGCTAGTTCAGGAACGAAATGAGTATTATGATACACAAAGTAAGTCTCAAATGAATGCTGTAGACAACAATTTCATGCGCGAGAACGATCCTCGTATGCCTCTTTTTAATGAGAGAAAAACGAAGGTCACTTTTGGTAACGGAACTTAACAGGAGCTTAAAATGGCTTATCCTACTGTAAGCGGTCCTTATGGACTCGTTCCGGTAAAATTGTTGAGCGGCTCTCCTTTCGTGGGCGTAACTCGCCACTTTAAAATTGCAAGTGGTTATGCTACGGCTATATTTAACGGGGATGCTGTTAAACTAGTTACCGGGGGCACCGTTGAGCGTGATACGTTTGACGCTGCTATGACACCTGTGGGTGTCTTTCTTGGCTGTTCTTATACAGACCCTAATCTTGGCTACAAAGTATTTCGCCAAGACTATCCAGCAAGCACTGTCGCTTCAGATATAGAAGCATATGTTGCTGATGGTACTGATGTTCTATACAAAGTCGCTGTTGTATCTTCTGGTACAACTATTGGTGATTTGGCACAGACTGACATTGGTGCAAACGTCGCGGGTGTAGACAACACTGGTGATTCGACTTCGGGTAATTCTCGTTGCGCGATCTCAGATACGTCTGCAACTACAAACACTCTTCCTTTCCGTATTATCGGTTTGGTTGAGGAAACCAAAAACAGCTCGGGTGGTTATACCGAAGCCTACGTTAAATGGAACGCAGGTCATCAGTATGACAACACGACTGGCGTATAAGGAGGAGTAGACAATGGCTATTTCACGCGCCCAGTTACTTAAAGAACTCCTTCCCGGCCTGAACGCTCTGTTCGGAATGGAGTACGCAAAGTACGGTGAAGAGCACGCCGAAATTTATGAAACTGAATCTTCAGATCGCTCGTTTGAAGAAGAAACCAAGTTATCAGGCTTTTCTGCAGCGCCAGTCAAAGACGAAGGTTCTGCAATCGAGTATGATAATGCACAAGAAGCGTGGACTGCACGTTACACACACGAAACCATCGCAATGGGTTTCTCTATTACTGAGGAAGCTATTGAGGATAACCTGTACGACTCATTGTCTGCACGTTATACAAAAGCGTTGGCTCGTGCGATGGCGTACACCAAACAAGTTAAGGCTGCATCTGTGTTAAATAACGCATTCGCTGCAGGTACAACTTATGGTGACGGCAAAGCATTGTGTGCAACTGACCACCCACTTGTATCTGGTGGAAGTAACTCAAACACTCCATCTACTGCTTCTGACCTTAACGAGACTTCTCTTGAAGCCGCCGTTATTCAGATCGCAGGTTGGACTGATGAGCGCGGTCTATTGATTGCAGCGATGCCACGTAAGTTGATTATCCCATCGAACCTACAGTTCGTTGCTACTCGTCTACTGGAAACAGAAGGTCGTGTTGGCACAGCGGATAACGACATCAACGCACTTCGCAACAACGGCTCTATCCCAGAGGGCTATGCAGTTAATCATTATCTAACCGATACTGACGCATGGTTCTTGATGACAGACGTTCCAAATGGCTTGAAGCATTTTGTTCGTGCACCGATGGCTACATCTATGGATGCAGACTTCGACACAGGCAATAGCCGCTATAAAGCTCGTGAGCGTTATTCATTTGGGGTTTCAGACCCCCTTGGTATCTTCGGTTCACCCGGAGCATAACCACACTAAAGGGGGCGATTTGTTTTGCCCCCTTTATTTTTATTTTCTTTGTGATATAAGTAATTAATCCCTGACAGTTGCATGGGGCGACTGACACTAGCCAAGACAGGAGATTCACATGGCTAATACAACATTTGCTGGCCCAGTAAGGTCGGAAAACGGTTTTAAAAACATTGTTAAAAGCTCTACAACTGGTGAGCTTACTAGTGAAATGACTTTATCTGTGTACACCGCAACAGTTACTGTTGCTGATGGTGCAACCACAGGCAAAGAATCTTCAATCGGTATTCCTTCAAACTTTATCCCTATGGGTGTTATGATTGCCGTAACTACTGCAGCAGCTAACGCTGTAAATCTCGTTGATATTGGCACAGATGCAGACACAGACGGTTTTGTTGATGGTATAACTGCTGCTGTAAACAGCACTGGTTTTAAAGGGTTTTTTCCATGTAACGGTGTTTTAGGTATGTCTGGTGGTACAACAACTGCTGCAACTGCAACTGCAGATGAGGTTGAAGTTGTACTTTCTGGTGATCCCGGTGGTGATACTGTCGTAGTTATGAAGTTCATAGGTATTTCTAGCTCTTCAGACGCGTCATAGTAGGAGATAGTTAATGCCTAGATCAGACGTACAGACTAAACGTGTTACAGGGACAGGTTCCCTTGGCGTTGGACCTGCACGCATTCGTCAGATACAAGTCTTAACTACATCGGGTTCTCCACGTCTTACTGTTACTGACGGTAATGGTGGCGGTACCGTGTTAGATTTAGATTTTAGTGCTTCTGACTCGCATTCTGTCAATATCCCTGATGATGGGGTTCGCTGCGCATCTGATGTGTACGTGAGCGCATTTACTAACATCACGGCGATGACAGTCTTCTATGCGTAGGGGTATGACATGCGTGTATATTACAAAAAAGGCGGGGGCGTAAAGTCCCCTGCTTGGCAACGTAAAGAAGGCAAAAGTGAGTCTGGTGGACTCAACGCAAAAGGTGTCGCAAGCTACCGTAAAGAAAATCCCGGTAGTAAGCTAAAAACTGCTGTTACCACAAAACCTAGTAAACTTAAAAAAGGTTCTAAAGCAGCCAAACGTCGTAAATCTTTTTGCGCCCGTATGAAAGGTATGAAGAAAAGTCGTACCAGTGCAAAGACAGCTAATGATCCAAACAGTCGCATAAATAAAAGCCTACGGAAGTGGAATTGCTAATGGCTATCAGCCGTGCAAATATGAAAAAACAGATACAAACGTCGCCCTCTAAGTTGTCTCAACAACGTAAAAAAGCGGCAGCAAAGAAACGCAAAAAGGAACTTAATGCCATATCTAACAAGTAGTATTCCGTATTTTAAGGCATGGATACGAAAGGAATACACAAAGAATTTAGAAGACTATCACGGAGAGTTTTTACACGCCATGGTTGTTGCAGTAACTACAATGCCAAACAGAACACTTAGTTTTCAAGTGATTTTTACTGGTTGCGAGTCTGACGATACGGATGAGCCGAACGTCCATGGCGGAGCTATGTGGGCACGTATGCCACTTACTGCATTAGTTGCAGATACTCCGTTGGAAGAATGGCCTACAGAGTTGCCTCCATACATAGCGCAGCCTTGGGATTGTATGTCTCATACTCACGCAGTTTATAAAATAGAACGTGCGTCTCCTGCTCCATGGATAGCTAAAGTAGACGGTGAATTTTACCCCGCAAAATACTATTTTACTGTTGATTACACTGATAGTGAAGTCGCAGATGATCCCGCACAACACAAACAAAGTCATGTGCTCGAGCTATTAGATGCTGGAGAGTATACAGGAAATATAGTAGCGCTACCAAACAATAGAGTTCGTGTTACTCACCCTGCGTGGTTTGAAACAGGACAAGGTGCCCCAGACTTTAAACCGAACCAACATTCCTACGGTTCAAAAGAAGATGTAGATTACGTTTGGGATACGGATAGAGTATTTAACAATTTGTATAAGGAGACTGACAATGATAAGACCTAAACCCCGTCCTTCAAGCATGAAAAAGAGAAAAAGCGGCGCTCCTACAAAATCTTTGCGCCCTAAAGCACGCCCTGTAGACGATGGCGGCGCTGTGGCACGTGGAAATCGTGCGGCTATGCGAGAAGCTATAGATGCAGCCACACTCACTATGCCAGAAGGACAAAACATGAAAGCTGGCGGTATGGCTAAGAAAGGCTACAAAGCTGGCGGTAAGATGCCCGACCTAAGTGGTGATGGTAAAGTTACTCAAAAAGACGTGCTAATTGGACGTGGAGTAATTAAGAAAAAAGCTGGCGGTATGATGAAGAAAAAAGGCTACGCTAAAGGCGGTATGATGAAGAAAGGTTACGCTGCAGGTGGTAAAGCTAAAGGTGCAGCTAAAGGTGGTAAAGTAAGGGGAGCAGGCATTGCCCGTAAAGGCGTACGCCCTGCTAAAATGTTATGAACAAAAACCGTTCTGCACAATTAAGAGATCAACTAGCGGGGCTATCGCCTGATGACGATATGTACCAAATATTGTTGGACGAAATAATGATGCTGGAAGGTAAAGGACCGTACGCTAAACCTAGAAAGTTTGGTAGCGGTGGTAAAGTTCGTGGCTACGGTAAGGCTCGTGGCGCTAAACCCTGTAAGATGAGATGATACTTTATGCGTAGATATTACAAATCAGGAGGAAAGATCTGTGCGAAGGGTAAATCATGGGCAAAACGCACCTTTGATACCTACCCCTCTGCGTATGCAAACATGGCAGCATCTAAGTACTGTAAAGACCCTAACTACGCAAAGGGGTCTAAAGGTAAAAAGGCGAAGAAGTAATGGGCGAGCTAAAGAAATGGCGAGACCAGCAATGGGTAAGGATTGGTTCTGATGGTAGTATCAAGGGTGAATGCGGCACTTCAAAAAATAAAAAGAATCCTGATAGGTGCCTTCCAAAAGCTAAAGCAAATAGTCTTTCGAAAGAAGAAAGAAGAAAAACCGCGCAAAAGAAAAAACGTGAAGGGAAAAAAGGCAAAACAGTAGTAAAAAACACAAAAGCTGCTACAGTAAAATTGTCAAATGGTGGATTAGCTCGCCGCAAGCGCTCTATTGCCAGAGGTTGTGGGGCGGTTATGGAAAATAGAAGGAAACAAACGTTATATACATAAGGGTAAGACATGGAAATTTTTCAAAATGGCAGGTTCTCTTCAGGTGAACCAGTGTATCAAATTGGCACAAAGAATGCTGATGGTACTTATGAAGTAAAAGTTTTTGACTTGATGACAAAAGCGCAAGCAGAAGCTAAAATGAAATCTATGGGCGTTAAATCAGAAACGCCAAAACCTGCGGCCTCCCCTAAAAAAGTGAAGCCAAAGTATGACAGTATGTCTAAATTAGAGCTTGAAACTCTTATGCGAGAAGAGGGAATTGAGTTAGATCGCCGTAAATCTAAAGCTAAACTACTCGCAGAAGTAAAAGCGCATTTCAAAGGTAAATAAATATGGCTACATCGGGCACCACATCGTTTAACATGGACTTCACGGAGATCGCTGAAGAAGCATGGGAACGTGCGGGTCGAGAGATGCGATCTGGTTATGATCTTCGCACCGCTCGTCGTTCGATGAATCTAATGACTATTGAATGGCAAAACCGTGGAATAAATTTGTGGACGATTGACGAGGGTACTGTAAGCCTTACAGAGGGAACAGCCACTTATAATCTTCCTGCAGATACTATTGATTTACTTGAACAAGTAATACGTACAGGTAGTGGTACTACGCAACAAGACCTTACAATATCACGAATTAGTGTGAGTACTTATGCTACTATACCTACTAAAACTGATACTGGCAGACCGATTCAGGTGTTTATTGAACGTTTACGGGATCAACCACGTATAACTGTATGGCCTGTTCCTAGCTCCAACGATTATACTTTTGTATATTGGCGACTGCGTAGGATTGAAGACGCTGGCTCTGGTGCTCAAACAGCGGATATGAATTTCCGCTTCCTCCCGTGTTTGGTAGCGGGGCTAGCGTACCATATTGCCATGAAGGTACCGGAGTTAGCGCCTCGTGTTGAGATGCTAAAAGCAGAGTACGAAGCTCAATTTGTTTTAGCGGCAGGGGAAGATAGAGAAAAGACTCCATTCCGTTTCGTGCCTAATATGATGAGGCAATAATGGATCGTTTTGCATCAGCACGAAAAGCTTTAGGAATATGTGATGTTTGTGGGTTTTCTTACAGATTAAAAGAGTTACGCCCTTTATATGTGAAGGGAAATAATACAAATACACTTGCATGTCCTACATGCTGGGATCCAGATCATCCGCAACTTAGGCTTGGTGAGTTTCCTGTAAACGATCCCCAAGCATTACGTAATCCTCGTCCTGATACGGCGGAATTAATTCCTTCAAGAGCTACTCAATATGGGTGGAACCCTGTGGGGTTAAACGATCCTTTTAATATTTTAGACAATGACCTAGTTGCTACTGGATTTATAGGTCAAGTTACTGTAATAACTTCTTAGGAGGCTACTATGAAGAAAAAAGGTTATAAAAAAGGTGGTAAGATAAATAAACCTGTAAAGACAGCTAAAACCACTAAGAAAACTGGTGGTATAAAAGTTCGTGGTACGGGCGCTGCTACAAAAGGTTTATATGCAAGAGGACCAATGGCGTAACGTATGAATTATACTGAGCTAAAAACAAACATAGAGGACATTTGTGAAAACACGTTCACAGATGACCAACTAGCTATGTTTTCTCAGCAAGCGGAACAAAAAATATATAATTCTGTGCAAATTCCAGCATTACGAAAGAACGTAACTGGAGGGTTAGCCGCGAATAATCAGTATTTAACTTTACCTGTGGATTATTTGTACACATACAGTTTAGCAGTAATAGACGGGTCTGGTAATTATGTGTATTTGCTAGACAAAGACGTTAATTTTATTCGTGAAGCATATCCAAGCTCAACTAGCACTGGGCTACCTGTGCATTACGCTAATTTTGATGATACCGCTTTTATTCTTGGGCCTACCCCAGACTCTGCGTACACCGCAGAATTACATTACGGATATTACCCCGAATCTATTGTAACCGCCGGCACCACGTGGCTGGGGGATGAATTTGACTCAGCGTTACTTAACGGTGCGTTAGTCGAAGCGATTCGGTTTATGAAAGGTGAGCAAGACATGGTAGACATGTACAATAAAATGTACGCTCTCTCCCTTGGACTGCTCAAAAACCTTGGGGACGGTAAACTTCGGGGTGATGCCTACCGTTCTGGACAACCGAGAAACCCTGTGAGCTAAGGAGGTTACTATGGCAATAACACAGGCAATGTGCACATCATTTAAACAAGCACTTCTTGACGGAGAAATGGACTTCGGCAGTGGTACATCACATGTGTTTAAAATAGCACTTTATACATCATCTGCTACACTAAGTGCAGCAACTACGGCTTATTCTGCTACGAACGAAGTGTCGGGAACAGGTTATACCGCAGAGGGCAATACACTAACTGTTTCTCAAGTGCCAACTACCTCTGGTACTACCGCGTTTTTGAGTTTTTCTGATACAACTTGGTCTTCTGCTACAATCACTGCCAGAGGGGCGCTTATATATAAATATGGCGGCGGTAATCCGGCAATAGCAGTATTAGATTTTGGAGCAGATAAAACATCAACCTCTGGTGATTTTCAAATCGCGTTTCCTACTTCAGATGCTACAAACGCAATTATTCGTATTGCATAACATGACATAGGGGTTTGATATGGCGCTTGTTGTAAAAGATAGGGTTCGAGAGACAACTACAACCACGGGTACTGGGACTC